TCACACAAACACGGCGGTTGCCTTATCGCTGTCGATGTATGTGGGATTGGAGCAGGCGTTGTCGACCGGCTTATTGAAATGGGCGATAACGTCATTGGTATAGATAATGCCAGCAAGGCAGAGGAATCTGACAAGTATTACAACAAGCGGGCGGAGGTTTGGTGCGGGGCGGCGGACATGATAGCTGCTGGTGATGTTGAGCTTAAGAATACCGAGCCAAGGCTTGTCGGTCAGCTTTGCAGCCCTAAATATGAGTTCCGCAACGGCAAAATTCTTATTGAAAGCAAGGCCGATATTAAGAAGCGACTTGGTAACAGTCCGGATAGAGGTGATGCGTACGTCAATGGCTTGTATGCTTTGCAGTATGTTGAAGGTGAAATAATCGGCGGGCGTGGAACTTATTCTAATGGGTTTGACGATGATGACATTTATTCGGGTGGCTATTCAGCAATGGCAATGTGACACGCAGAATAGAAACAAAATATGAGTGAAATAATCAGATTAAATATGGTATCAGAGTATTGGAAGCATTCGGATGCCGGTTTGCGCGATGAGCTTGACCGTATGGCCCAAGGTTTTGCTTTTTACACCGGCAATCAGTGGTCTGCTGCTGATATTGCTAAACTCGATGCTGAGAAAAGGCCGCATCTTACTATCAATATGATTTTGCCGATCATTAACCTGCTCAGCGGTATTCAGAGACAGGGAAGGCAGGACATCACTGTTGTTGCCAGAAAAGGCGGTTTGAAGAAGCTGGCTGCTGTTTTTACTGAAATTATGCGTCACTGTCTGGATGTTACCGATGCCGATTATGAGATTGCCGACTGTTTTCTTGACGGTGTCATTGGCAATAAAGGCTGGCTTGGGCTTGGGGTTAATTATGACAATGATCCAATTTATGGCGATATTGAAGTCTCCAAGGTTTCGCCCTTTGATATGCGAGAGGATCCGGATGCTAAAGAGTATGACCTTAATCGTACTGGTAAATTTGTTATCCGCGATACGTGGATGGATAAAGATTCGATTATGCTCAATTATCCAGCTAAGCGGCAAGACATTATTGATGGCGGTCTTGATATTGACCCTGCTTCTGGTGATATAGTTGGTGACTCTGAAAGAGATATATATCGCTGGCGTTTGCGTGAATGCTGGTGGAAACAGCATGAGAAACGCACGATACTTATAAACGCGGCTAATGGCGAGATTAAAACCGTCGGTGGGGATAATCAGGACTTGGCACTTGCGATTAACGAAAAGAGTAAGGTCTGGTTTATGAAGGATTGGGTCGTTCCCGTTCTGCATAAGACCGTCACTGCCGGAAATATCGTCCTGGAAGATATTGTTGATCCTTACAACGGCGTTACGAGTTTCCCGTATTATCGCTTCTGCCCGTTTTGGGTGGATGGTTATGTGATGGGAGTATCGCAAAACCTGATCGGCCCGCAGCAGGAAGTTAATAAGCGACGTTCACAAGCACTGCACAACCTCAACCAGACGGCTAACAGCGGCTTTAAGGTTAAGAAGGTGCTGAACAACTATGACAGGCATTTAGCTAAGCATGGAGCCACTCCTGGCGTTGTTCTGGACGAATCCAAGGCTGGCGGCAGTATCGAGCGTATTGAGCCTGCTCCGCTGTCTGAGGGACATATAAAGGCTGCTCAAATGAGTGGTGATGATATGAAAGAAATCTCCGGCGCTAATCCTGACCTTATGGGACAGGCTATCCGGAGTGAAAACGAATCGGGTCGGGCTATCGAGCTTAGACAACAGCAGGGAATGAAAGTTGTCGAGGTTATGTTTGATAATTTCAGCCGTACGCAAAAGCTGATTACGCTGGGACTGGTCGACATGGTTCGCCATACAGATGTTTACAGCGATGAAGAGATTCGCAATATCGTCTCTGAAAAGAATATGTCTGTCGACCTTAGTCTGCTGAAAAGCCGCAAGGTCGGCAAGTATGGGATTAAAATCGAATCGTCTTCGAGTTCTCCGATTGCCAGGTTTGCTAACTTTAACAATCTCATGGAGATCGTCAAGACGTTCCCGAATCAGATTCCGCCGGACGTTGTCATCGAAAACAGTGATCTTTCTAATAAGGAAAGTATTATTGATCGAATTGTGCCGCTCGTGCCAGCAATTAGCGATAAGCAATCAGCTGTCAGCGAAAAAACTAAAAGCTTTGCCACAGAGGACACAGAGAAAAGCTAAAAAGATTTTAGACAGGATTAACGCGGATTTATTTCTTCTCTGCGATAGCTGAAGCAATAAGGGTGCAGCCCCATAGTATAGCTGAGGCGATGATTATGCCTGTCATAAGCTGCGGGCTTCCATTACCGGACATGGTCAAACAGCCTACTATGACGCCAATGACAGCTACGCAGAGACTAATTAAGTTTATGATTTGAAAATTCATCTGGTTCCTTTCAAGGAAATAAGAGTTCTATGTGTAAGACGCGAATATATAGGAAACGTTACAAAAAATACAGGAAAAATTTGTTTTAGACAGGATTTACAGGATTATTAAAGAATATTAAAAAGACCGACGGGTCTTCCCCTACTGCCGGGGTTCGGCAGGTATCGGATACTTGATCCTTAATTCAAGGGAGTAATAATTATGAGTGAAACAGTAACGGAAGCAGCAGCAGAACAGAAAACCGACGAAGCTAAGACTTACAGCGAAGAGCAATTTAAAGGGTTGCTTGCTGATAAGCAGTCGGAAGTAAAGAAGCGTCAAGCAATCGAAACCGAGCTTGCCGAGTTAAAATCCGGTCAAGATCAAACCCCTCCCGCTGGGAAAATTGCGGGTGATGGCGACAACGCTCCTATGACAGTATCGCAGTTTAAAAAGATGCTGGCCGAAGAGAGGCAGACCGATTCCGATGCACGTTTTAACGTGCTGGAAAAGGAAACGATCTCCGAGGTTAAAGCGAAGATGACAGCCGAAACCCAAGGCGAAGGACTGGATTTCGATTCGGTTATCGCCGCCGGCGAGGCTAATCTTTCTGAAGGTGACAAACTGGCGATCAGACAGTCAAAGAATCCGGCAGCCGAAAAGTATCGGCGTTGTGTTTTTAACACTCCCGATCTTTCGGACAAAGCCGAAGCGGTTCGGACTGCAAAGCTGCTTGAAAACATTAAACTAAACGGCCGTGTTCCCGGAACCGGCGGCAATGCTCAAACTGCAAACGCAAAAGATATTAGCAGTATGAGTGCTGAAGAGCTTGATAAGCTCGCCGCTGAGATGGAATAGGCCACAACTAGAGGTATTTTATTATGGCAAACACAGTGTTTGTACGAAGCGGCGCCCATTCTGCTTCCGTAGAGGAAATCTGGGGCGAAAAAACTTATCGGCAAGCCGAAAAGGACGCATTTTTTAATGATGGTCGTTTTGTTGGCTCTGACAGCAACAGCATCATCCAGGTCAATGCAGACCTGACGAAAAATAAAGGCGATCAGATTCATACGCCTTTGCGCGCACGGCTTATCGATGATGGTAAAATTAACGACCAGGCAATCGAAGGTAGCGAAGTTGCTCTGACTTTCCACAACTGCGATACGACTATCAATAAGCGTAAGCAGGCTGTTCGTCTTGATGGTGAAATGACCGAGAGACGTACGAAGATCAAACTTCGTGGTGAAGCTAAAGAGGCACTTGGCGCTTGGCACGCGGAAACGCGTGATACCGATATTGTTCTTGGTCTTTCCGGCATTACTAATGCGGTTAATACGCTCTTGCTGTCTCCCCCGACTTCTGCCCGTAAATTTTACGGCGGTCAGAATGTAAGTGGTGCGGTCGGGGTTGTTACTGTCGCCAGTGACGGTTTGATTTCCGGTACTTCCGGCGCTCACCGATTCGGGACACAGGTGCTTTCTCACTTGAAGAGAATGGCACAGGTCGACGGCGGTGCAGCTTATGGCAAGATGCGGCCCGTCATTATCAAGGGCAAGAAGTATTTCGTATTCTTCGCAAGCCCCTGGCAGATCAAGTCCCTGAAGATGGAAGATCGCTGGATCAATGCACAGAAGGACGCCAATATCCGCGGCGACGATAACCCGATTTTCTCGGGTGCTTGTGGCATGTGGGACGGTGTTATCGTTCACGAGTACGATAAGATTCAGCTTCGTACCGGTGACGGTACTGGAACTGCTCCTGGTACTTATTTTGATATTGCAGACGATTGTGCAACTGGTGTTTCTGTCGCCCGTGGTTTGTTCTGCGGTGCTCAGGCCGGTATCCTTGCATACGGTCGTAAGATCGGCTGGAAGGAAAAAGTCTTTGAGTATGACAGCCAGTTCGGCGTTGAAGTGTCGAGTATTTATGGCTTCAGCAAGGCAAAGTTCAATAGTCAGGACTTTGCAGTAATTTCTTGTGATACTTGCGTTGATCTGGATTAGTAATTGTGACAGGTTAAAAGTGCGAAAGTAACAGGTTTAAAGGTTAAATGCGGCGGTGCGGATGGCTCTGCTGTCCGCGCTGCCTAAGGAGTTTTGTTTATGGCTGAAGTATATCCATCTGACGACGAGTTGCTTGATCTGCTTAGTGAATCCGAAACAGGCGTCGAGTATATCGCTACCGGAACCGCTCCGTATTATTTGCAGTTTCGGAAACTGCTTTATCGTCTGCTTCTCTCTACAAGACGGGCTAACGACTTTCGTCTTTATAGTGAAGGCGGTTTGACCTACGGTATCAAACCTGGCCGATTCTGGAATGGCAACAAGGTTGTTGAGTACGCCGGTTCTTCCGGTAACGTCCTCGCAGACGATTCGTTATTTTGTATTTATCTTGACGAAACCGGAACTATTCAATTTAAAGAATCCGATCACTGGTTCGATCCGTTTAGGGCTGAAGTTTGGCTTGCCGAAGTTACGACCGCAAACGGCGAAATCAGTTCGATTGACGACCGTCGCGACGTACACAGTATGTCGATGCCGAATGCTGACCGTCCCGTCGTTGAAGTGCATACAGCGAATGATCAGCTTGAAGCTAAAGAGTCCGGCAGTATCCATACTAACCTTGGAGCGACCGGATCAGTTACGATCTTCATGCCGTCTTATATCCTTGCCGGAACTCGCTATACGATCTCTGTTCAAGCTGCACAGCAGTTGAATGTCGACCCTGTAGCCGGTGTGATCGTCGACGAAAGCGGTGTCAGGTCAAGTAAGTACAAATATTGTTCTTCAGTCGGTGCGTTTATGACGGTCGTTTCCGACGGAAACGGCAACTGGATCGTAACCGGTAAATCTGGTACATGGCTGGAAGAGGTGTGATTATGACTAAACAAGAGGCTTTGCATTTATTCGCTAGTCATGTCGACGTCCCTGCTTTAAAGGTTGATTTTCCCGACCTCGATTGGGTTGCGACTAAACTTGACGACGGTCAGTTGGAAATCGTTATTCGTTTGCAAGGCGAAGATAAAGATTTTCGTCCGGCCGCGGATATTGCAGTGATCGAGTCTATGGTTCTTAAGGATTTGCCGGATGGTGTTAAAAATAATATAGTTTTGCGTAGGCGAAAACGAAAAATGATCCGGGCAAGAAAACGACGGAGAGATTTAGCTTTGCTTAAGCGTGTCAAATCCTTGGTGTTGCCCGCTGGCGTTTCACTTCGTGAGATGGCCGAAACGATTCGACATAACTTGCCTGTTGAGGAGGTTGAACTATGAGTCATGCAGTTGATACGGAAAGATGTATGTTTTTTGTCGGCGGTAACGACTATAAAAGCAATTTTCCCGCCGGGGTAATGTTAGCCGGTGGCTGTACCAAAGTCTGGTGGGATAGTCAACCTAATATTGATACCGTTGCGGGCAAGCAAACCGCCATGGGTAAGTTTATGGACGCCGATGGTGAACCGATTGTCACAGTTTCGACAACGGTACACAGTCTTCACGATATCGGCGGTACCAAGTATGTGAAAATAACTGATAACGTTGGCACGGCCTTTGCCGACGCAGAGGTCGGTATGCTGGCGTACCATCCTGACGGGACGTCTATGTTTGTTGGCTGTGCCGGTGTCTTCAAGATTCGTGAAGTCGGTGGTAGTGGGGCTGGTAATACTTACATTGTATTAGATACCACTTGGCTTTTTGAAGGTTACCCACAAGGGAACGACGGTGATACCGTTTATGTTGGCGGTGCGTGGGACGAAATTGGTGATATCATTTCCCTCTTCGTTTCTGCCGACCTTTACACACAGGAGGTATGGGTTAATAAGGATTTGA